AATCAAGATTCCTGTGGAGTTCGTCTATCACAGTATTCGAGATTTGTCCCAGAAATATCAACACATCCAATTTCTCTTTGTGAGGGACAGGGATGAAGCCAGCCGAGTAATCAAAAAGCTATTTGCTGCCGACGAGCAGGTGAAAAACGTGGATTTGCAGCTACTATACGATACAGGCAATTTATGAAAGTAGAACAATCATCAGCAGAGTTTGGCATCAACAACCAGTTCAGCCATGCGTATTTCGGGTTTCCATTGGTGCCTATTGTTAGGCGAGAAGATGGAATTTGCGAAATGACTTTCCCCACGGGAGTCCGCAAGCACTGGTCTGATGTTAGCAGGCCCATCTCCAAAGAAGACATCGGTAAGCTGAACATGTGGGACAACTACCGCGAAGAGATAAATGGAATGTATCAGCAGGACAGCACTAGCATCGCCAAGGACAAATTCGGCCAATACTGGATTTGCATGGGTGGAACAGGCTGGGCAGCCAACTGGACTGTTGGATTAGGAACCTTGGAATCTGGGAAGTATCCCGTTTAAGATATGTGGTATTCGCCGCCAAAATACGATAGACCGATTGAAGATGTAAACAAGGTCATCGCGAACATCAAGGGAGAACTTGAGGAGCGCGAGGCTAGGATACTTCTTGCCAAATTTCTCTATCGCAATCTCGGATTAACTACGGAACTCCTTACAGGAATCCGCCTTTACCCCGACCAGATTATCAACATCAAAGGGATGCTCCAAAGCAACAATACCCTTTGCGTGTGGGGCCGTGGTCTTGGTAAGACATTTTCAGCGGCGATGTTCTGCATCCTGCAATGCGTGTTTTTCCCCAAAAGCAGCATCTTGATTGCTGGCCCGACTTTCAGAACGGCCAGATTCATCTTCAATCATATTGAGAAAATCTGCGATAGCCCAGAGGCGACCCTCCTATTTCAAGCAATGGGAGTAAAGAGTAAAAGAAATGACGAATTCAAGTGGTCAATCAATGGCGGTCAAATCATTGCCATCCCGCTGAACGGCGAAAAGATTCGTGGCTTCCGCGCTAACGTCCTTGTTATTGACGAGTTCCTGCTGATGAATGAGGAATTGGTCGAGCGCGTTCTCATACCTTATCTCGTAGCCCCGCAGGACATCAAAGAGCGCCAGATGATTCGTGAAAAGGAGGATGAACTTATCCGCAAGGGAGTCCTCAAAGAATCAGAAAGAATCAAGTTCGACAACAACGCCAAACTGATTGGGCTATCTTCCGCCTCATACACATGCGAGTATCTTTACAAGAAGTATGACGAGTTTGTGAAGCAGATTTACGCGGAGACGATGCCCGAATCCAATGCCAGATATTTCGTCAGCCAATTGTCCTTTGACTCCGTTCCAGAAGACCGTATTGACAAGGCAATCATTGAAATGGCCCAAGGCAATGAGGCTCACCAAGCTACTTTCGCCCGCGAATATGGCGGCCAGTTCATTGACGGTTCAGATAGCTACTTCTCCATGAAGAAGATGATTGACTGCACCATACCTGATGGAGAACCTGACACGCTATTGTTGCAGGGCGCGAAGGACAAGAAATACATCCTGTCCATTGACCCAAACTTCTCTAACTCGCCAACCGCTGATAATTTTGCGATGTGCGTGATGGAGATAGACGACAGCAAAATATCCGAGGGAAGGCTTGGAGGAACCGTTGTTCACAACTACGCCAAATGCGGCAAAGACCTCAAAGACCACATCAAATACTTCTACTACATACTGAAAAACTTCAATATCGAGATGATAATCATTGACTACGCTGGATACCAGTTTATTGAAGCGGCAAATGAGAATGAACTGTTCAAAAAGGACAACATTGAAATCAAGATTTTCGATTTCTACCCAGAAAAAGACGGCGCAGACCTTGAACAAGAATTGAAAAATGCCCGCAGGACTTGGAATAAGGAAATCTACAGGATTGCCTTTACCCAATACTTCACGACAGATTTCATCCGCAAGGGAAATGAAAATCTCCAAGGAGCCATTGACTACAAGAAAATCTGGTTTGGCGGAGGCATCCGAGCCAACTCAAGTGCTTTTGAGAAAGCCACTTCCGCCAAGGTGGATTTGTCTCTGGTGGACGAAGAAAATACGTCTGAATTCATTGACACTCAAGAAATTCTTATCAAGCAGCAAAAGTATGAATGTGCCTCCATCGAAGTCAAAACAACCGCCAAGGGAACTCAAAGCTTCGACCTTCCCCAGATTATGAAACGAGATACTTCGGCTTCCCGTATGCGCCGCGACTCCTACACAGCCCTGATGCTTGCCACTTGGGCATTGAAATGCTATGGCGACATCATACGTCAGCCGAAAGACGATACAGCCGCGACATTCTCTCCCGTCCTGCTGTAAAACCGTGTAATTATGGTGTATCGGAGCTAGAATAGATTATGGCTGATTCAACAATTAGGGTAAGGCAATTAAACGCCGCAGAACTTACGGGTTTTGTGTCTGGCGTTATCAATGCTTATCCTAAAACGACAGTCACAGGAAGCATTATTCCCTCTGGCTCTGGAGTAGCAAATCTAGGGTCTTCCTCTTATCCGTATTCCCAAATCTACGTCAATCAACTCAATCTTCCATCTGGGAGCGGAATCAATTTCGGCCCATCTTTCTTCAGGGCCTATAATTCTGGTGGATTTGCCTATGTAAGCGTCGGTGGAGTCACAATATCTTCCTCGGGAGATTCCATTTACATCGCTGGGCCAAGCGGAAAACAGGGGCCGAGCGGTGTTCAAGGGCCAACTGGCGTAAGCGGCGTCGGGGTCACTGGAGCTACTTACAATACAAATTCTCACATCCTGACTTTCTACTATTCCAATGGAGGCTCGAACAGCTTCAACTTCCAAGGATTGAGTGGAGATACTGGTGTATCGGTAACTGGTTTTTTTCAAAGCGGCGCTGTAATTTATCCACAGTTTGACCATTATAGGGGGACTGGAGAAGGAATAAATCTTCCCGCTGGGCCTCAAGGAGCGCCGGGAAGCATCCACTTTTATTTCGAGAAGTCTGGTTCAGATGTAGAGCCTCAAGGAACGAATTTCCCAAGTGTCCCGACCATTGACCCATACTACGTTAGCGAGCGCGCCCCGACCATCTCAATGATGAGGGGAATGATTTACGATGTTGACGCCAGTGGTCTTCATACCCATACAATTACCGCTCAGGACTTGGCAAATTTCAGTCTCATCTTTACTGGAGGACAAGTCCCTCCTTGGAATGAGAACGACCAAGTCAATTACTATACATCAGGAAACGACACTGGATATTGGAGATTCTCCTTCTTCCCATCGAATACTGCAACTGGATACTATTCTCAACTTGGAATGGGAGGCCAAGTATTTGATGAAGCAAGTAATTTTGAAGTTTACCGAGACATCGGCGCTCCCAATCTTTATCGGACATCCTTTTCTCTGATGGCTGGATTTACCGCCCAAAACCATTACAAGTATGGTTTCATGGTTTATACCATCGGTGGAGATACTTCGCTTGATGTAAACCTAGCCTCTATCAGCACCGGGCGCGCTTATGTTTTAGGAGATGTATATTTTTCTTCTGGCGTAGGCCCAGTTGGGCCAATCGGCCCCCAAGGAAATCCGGGGATTCAAGGTATTCCCGGCGTCGGGATTCAGGGGCCATCGGGAGATGTAGGCGCGAGTGTTGTCAACTATGTTGAAAAGGTTGTCGGGCCAAACCAATACCAACTTCAATTCATTTTCTCCGATGGAAATATTGGGCCTTGGATTGATATGCCAAGCGGCGGCCCTTCTGGTGTAGCTGGCCCTTCTGGAGCCAAGGGCGGTCTGACAAATTATTTTAGCGGTGAGTATTCTCCCTCTACAACTTATTCTCAAAATGATACTGTTTCCAACAGTGGCTCTTCCTATGTTTATGTTTTTGGAACGCCAGCCGCAGGACAGCCAGTTACAAATACGACTTATTGGCAGATGCTCGCGAAGGCAGGAGACGTAGGCCCGACTGGCGCCACAGGAGTAGCCGATAGGTATAGTTCATCTTTCTTGGTTGTTTCTGGATACCCAACTGGCGCTGGAACATTTGGGGTTGGAATAACTGGATTGACGGTTAATGGAGTTAACGTCAGCGGAACAGGTTCTCGATTTAGGATTAACGACGCGGTTGCTTTTAGGAATTCTGGATTGAGCGGGTATTCCTTCACGCCATACCAACAAATCGTCCTTTCCACCAATTCATACACTGGAACATATTGCTACGCTACAGTCGTTTCTTTCGATAGAAACAGTGGCATTTTAGCCTTCTCGCCGTCTGGAGGAACAGGCATCAATAACGTTACTGTGTCTGGCGGTTATTTCTCTTGGTGGAATTGGAATAACGCAACAATCAATCTTGGCGCAAATGTGATGAGTGGCGCGCAGGGAATCCAAGGAATTCAAGGTATTCAAGGAGCGCCCGGTGCGGCCTCCGCAATGAGAACACAGACATACACCATTTCCACCGGAGCCAGCTTGATACTTAACCCCACGGGCGTTAACATAACTGGTGGAACGGGTATTGATTGTTTTTGCGTGATGATTACGGGAAACGGGATTCAGCCATACGGAATGCAGGCTGCGACGATTGATTTCAATTGGAGTGGAGTCCAAACTGGCCAATCCTTAATTCTCAAAATCCGAAACAGTGGCATTCCTTATGGAAATGACAATCCGCCCTTGTTTTATTTTGATGGGGTTGGTGTAATTAACAGCAGCCAGATAAAATGGCCGATGGATACCTATACGCGTCCAAACGACAAAGAAGCCTACGTTTATACAATATTGAGGTTTCCAGATGAAGGAGGATTGTCCTGCTTCGGAACGTATTCTAATCCGTATCGCTATATCTAAAAAGACTTTATGAAGAGGAAAAACAAGAAAAAGATGCCAGAAGTGCAAATGACCGGAGCGCAGAGCGGTTCGTCATTGAAAGCGACCAAACGCGCCTCGAAAGCCAAGAGCGTTTTGCCAGAGATGGTGTCTGAAGCCTCAGAGCGCGGAGATACTCTGTCTCGCCGCGATGCTGCCGGAAGTATTGAGCGGACAGACCGCTTTGCGAACATTGATAACGGCCTAGTTCCATTCAGGAATTCAAATGCGATTTACGGCCCAAACAAGTCAACGGTTGATATTCGTGACGCGGTAATTCTGTGTCAAAAATGCTATTACAACTTCGCTCTTTTCCGCAATATCATTGATTTGATGACTGAATTTTCGATTGATGAAATTCGTTATCGTGGAGGCACGAAACAAAGCCGCGCTTTCTTCAAGGCCCTTTTTGACAAAATCAACATCTGGGACTTGCAGGATAAGTTTTTCCGTGAATACTACCGCTCTGGAAACGTTTTCGTTTACAGATTTGATGCTGAAGTCAAGCCGAATGATATTCGCCGCCTTTCTCAAAGCATGGCAGCCGATTGGAATCCTACTTCTCCATCAGGAAAATCAACATTGATTGGCGACCCCGTCCTAGACCAAAATCAGCAAATGGGATACCCGACGGGCAAGGGGCCTAATGGCAAGGGCAATCCTCTTAATCAAGATGCGCCAGTAAAACTCGAAATCGAGCCTATGATGATGCCTGCGCGCTACATCATCCTAAACCCAGCCGACATCAACATGCTCGGAACAGCCAATTTCTCATACGGAATTTACTACAAGATATTGACTGAATACGAAGTTTCGAGATTGAGGAACCTGCAAACAGAAGAAGACATTGAAGTGTTTAATTCCCTTCCCAAGTTTACCCAAGACCAAATCAAGGCTGGTATTCGCAGCGTGTATATCCCGCTCGACACCAAGAAGGTCAAAATCATCTTCTACAAAAAGCAAGACTACGAGCCGTTTGCTGTCCCTATGGGTTATCCCGTCCTTGAAGACATCAATGCGAAGATTGAAATGCGCCGCATTGACATGGCGATTACCCGCACAATGCAGCAAATTGTTCTGCTTGTTACTGCTGGAACCGAGCCTGAAAAGGGCGGAATTAACCAGAAAAACCTTGATACCCTCAAGGCTTTGTTTACCAATCAATCGGTTGGCCGCGTCCTGATTGCTGACTATACAACCAAGGCAGAATTCATTGTTCCGAAGATTGCTGAATTGCTTGACCCGCGCAAGTATGAAGTGATTGACCGCGACATCAATATCGGATTGAACAACATTTTCTTCGGAACGGGAGGCGAAAAGTTCGCCAACCAAGCTAAGAAGATTGATGTGTTCATTAAGAGATTGCAGCAGGCCAAGGAAGCCTTCATTCATCATTTCCTATGGCCCGAAATGAAGCGTATTGCCAAGTCTCTGAATTTCAGGGTATGCCCACAGCCATACTACGATGAAAACCAGTTCAGGGACATCGTATCGGATTCCAAGATTTACAGTCACTTGGTTGATATTGGCGTCCTGACTCCAGAGCAGGGGCTTATCGCCATCCAAGATAACGAGCTTCCAGAACCAGAAGATATGGAGTCCGCCCAAATTAAATACAAGGAAGCCAGAGACAAGGGATTGTATCAACCTCTCGTCGGAGCAGGAAAGGGCGGGGCGGCGGAGGCTGGTCAAAATGGCAAGGGCCGCCCACAAGGCTCTACAGGAGTCCCACAAGGCACGAAGAAAATTTCTCCGATGGGAAGTAAGGGTAGTGAGGAAGCTCCGAAAATGGAATTTAGCCTGTCTGCACTACGAGACAATATGATTCTCGCGCAGGATGTTGAAAAGGATGTCGCGACATACCTCAAGAAGAAATACAAGGTCAAGAAATTGACGCCCGAGCAACTTTCTATTGCTTCTGAAATTATGACGGTAATCGTAGCCAACGAAGAGCCTTCGGATTGGAAGAGTTCGGTTGAGGCGTATTGCGAGAACCCAGTTGACCAAAAGCAGAGTCGTGTTAACAAAGTCTTGGGTGTGGCTGCGGAACACCAACTTGATAATCATGTTGCCGCCCTGCTTTACTCAAGCAGAAGGCAGTAAATGTCATTTGGAACCCTAAATTTATTTAACTTTTTTCAGCAGCCGAACACTGGCGTTATTCCTACTCGTGGAACGTATGGACAGTCAGAAGTCCCCGCTAGTGGAGGAAGGATTGGTCGCGTCTCTGACCAGATGTGGCAATTTCCATACGCAGGCAGAACAATCCCAGAGGAAATTTACGAAGGTCTAGGGGCCGGATACCGAGTCAGCCTTTTCTGTGATTCATATACCGAAAGCGAATTCTCAACAGGACTAAGGGCTGGGACGGCGTTCGTCATTCTTTCTGGAAGATTTGAAGGAGGAAAAGATTCGGACTTCGCGGAGACGAAAATTTCGGGTTCTTTTTATCCCAGAGTCCTTGATGAAGAATCAAATCAGGTTATCCTTTCGGGAATGTTTTCTGGCGCTCCCAAAGATAGCTCGCCCATTGACGTTGTTTTGTCGGGAGTAGTTTCTGGTTGCGCGCCAGACGTGAACCAATTTACCCTGATTATTTCTGGCGAATTGATAAACGGCTTACCAGAAAGGCCGAATGTTCGCTGCTATATTTCAGGAAGCATTACGAGCGGTAACGCAGAAAGAGGTATCTTAAACATGAAACTGAGTGGGAAATTCATTCCCACCATGACAGATTCCTGCAATTTAGATTATTCGATACCAGAGTTTTCTCTGGGACTCAATAGAATAATAGTGACAGGGATTTTTGACGATGAATGCGACTTAAATTACAAAATCGGTTCATTTAGCAGCAGGGTAGTGTAATTATCAAAAGGAAAAAGATGAATTCAAGCATACAATGCGAATTAAAAGGCTCATACAAGTTTGACTTGTATAGCGGAAGAGGAGCCGAAAGAAGGCTAGTCGAATCAACAGAATGGTTCGACAACGACATCACCTGCTCTGGCTTGAATTACCCTTACGTCTATTCTTTTGCTGATTGCTTCAAATTTTTGTCTCTTGGAACTGGCTCTACTCACGCGAACAATCAAACGGGAACGGGCCTTAGATTTCCTCTTACCGGATTCCAAGTATCGAATGGATATGTTGGAATCGGCGCTCAAAGCGGGCAGTATATTGGATGGCAAGGATATGAAATCGGCGGCCCTCACGACGAGACATATTCAAATGCCCAATCTTCTTCATGTGGAAGCAAATTCACCGACCAAGGAATCAGCCTTTATCGTGGATGGACAATCCCGACTGGCGCAATCGAGAATGGAACCGTCTCCAACCAGACAATCACCATTACTTCTTTCATGGTTTCGCCGGGAAGCGGTTCAGACATAACAGGAAGAGGGGCCTTTAGTATTGCAGACCGCACAGTTACTTTGCCAAGTGGATTTACTGCCACCATTTTCTATCAACTAAGCCTTAACTTCCAAAACTTCAAAAACAGAACGTTCTTCTCTGGCAAGAATGACGGAAATGGATGGTTCTATACAGGAAACGCCGCAACGGGTGTCAACGGCTCAGAAACGGGAATGCTTTATGAATGGGCAAATTGCAGCGGTATTTATCGTCAAGTCTTGCCGGGTCTTCAAATGGTTGACGCACTCGGTTCGAGTTTTATTCCCGCTTGGGGCGACCAGATGGAGCCTAAATATCGCCAATGCAAGAAGCTTTATTTCTATCTATCACCAGACAATTCTCAGTTTGCGGTAAGCGATAATGGTGTCGCCCCGACAACTGAATCAGGAGCCTATAATTCGGATGGATTGATGGGCAACTATTCAAAACTCGCAACTGGTGGAGCGTATATCCATTCAGATAGGGAAAACGATTGGCCAACTGAGCCGGATAAATGGTATTACTCTGGTCAATCCCAAGAGGAATCAACCAGTGTTGTTACTGTAGCAACACCCACCAATATTCGATTGGAAAATCTTATTTCTATCAGAGATTATGCGACAAATCTCGACCCAGTAAACTATACATATCAGACTTTGGGATACGTTTCTCCCAACTTGAGCAGGTGGCCAGTTTCCTATGCGACGAGGGGCAAAAATGGATTTGATTCAAATGCGCCAGATTACGGACAGAGAGCCGTTTTCTCAACATATCTCAGAACTTTACCGAATAGTGGATTGAATTCTCCAACTGGCATTGGAGGAACACCACAAAGGTCTAAGAGAGTCTCGCGCACGGCCTATTTTTCTCCAATCAACAGCATGGGAACCAACAGCCGCTATGCCTCGTTGGTTTTGGCATATCTTAGTTCTGCTGGAGAAATCGGTGAAATGACCTTGCAGCCATACATTGACTTCTTGTTCTTCGATAATTCTGGCCGAGCGGCAAATATGCCGCACTACCGCTTGATTCCAGAAATTTATCTAACGAATCGGGGAAGTGGCATTGCTTCTGTAAGATTTGATATTACAGGCGCGGATGGCGGAAGACCAGACTCAATTAACCGATTCCATACAATCTACGGATTCATGGGGCCGGGAGTTGATTCCGACAATCCGAATACGCCGTCTGGATTGGATGTTTCTCATCCCATGTTTACAGACAATATCCAAATCGGCAATTCTTATTATCCATCTGGTTATGTTTTTGGTGGAGTAATTCCGTCCACTTCCAATAGTGGAAGCACGACAGAAAACGAGGGAACTGGGTGGGGATGCGTTTATGGCGTTGTTGCAGATACTGGATTTTATTTGAACAAGATGGATTGTTGTTTGATTGATAATCAAGGGTGGTATGGGCAACTTTTTTCTGGATTTAGTGGAGATTCTGGAGTTTCAAGTTATCCAAATGAAACTGGAGAAACTTCCCGAATTTTCTGGCCATACAGTGGAAGCGGGCTGGGGTTAAGAATCACTGGCTTGGGATATTATCTTAAAGGATATGGTTCTTATTCAGATTCTGCGAATTTCTATTCCAATGGAGTTTATCAAGTCGCTCAGGACTTTACCTATACGGGTTCCCCTCTGGGAGCAGGAGATAAGGTAAATGTTCCAGAAAATGACGTTAATTATACCAAATGGTTTTTGGGAAGTGAAGACGTTTCTTACTCAAATGGAACTTATAGCTCGAATGGTTTAATTCCGTCATCATATTCATCGTCTTTGGACATGACTGGAATAGTGATGAAAAGCCTTCTTGGAAACTCGGGAATACTTGCTGGTCTTCTAACGGGAGAAGAAAACGGATATATCGCTGTTACTGGAATTGACCCAACGAACCTTGCTCTTAGTAGGGGAATCGGCAAAACTTGGTCGTATGGTGATATTACTGGATTTTCTTGGAGCGGAGCTAGTTCTCACGTCGGTTGGGATTCTAATGTGGCGGGCGGAGTTTTGTTGGGATATTGTCCAGATGGACTGTATGGCTCTGTTAGTATTTTGAATTCTGCTGGTGGGTTTCGCATTGTTCCTACACGATGGAGAAGCCCTTCCGGCGTAATCCGCCACGTCGAATCTTGGAATGGCACGGGACGCAGATTGCTCCCAAATTACGCTTATCCAAACAACCAAGAAATCAATTACTATTCACCAGTGAGAGGCGGCTCATTCCCCGGATTGAGTATGGAGAACGGATTGCAGATGTTCTGCGACTTCATCTGGTCTGGAGGTTAATCTATGGCGCACGCGGCCCTTAAACTACAAGGCCAGTTCAAATTTGACGTATATCATAAAGATGGCCAATTGATACGTTCGTCAGATTATGTGGATAACTTCATTACCAATACTGGTGTGATGTATCCATATCACTTTGCGTTCGCTGACTGCTTCCGGTTCTTGAGTGTCGGGAATGGAATAGCGTCAAACACAATCGAAAATCCGCCGACTACGGGATTGGATAGCCCAATTAGTAATTTCCTCTACGTCGGGGGAAGACCTACTTGGGATTCAACCAAAGACTCTTCATACTATACTAGACCCGGTGAATTTGATGCTGGCTGCGGATACGTTAACAATGAAAATGGAGTAAGCCTATTACGCCAATGGATTCTGCCAGACAACACGGGATTTTTTACAACGCCGATTACTTTTAATGAGTTCATGGTTTCGCCGGGGCGTCCTTATGTCACTGGACTAGGGGGAGTAAAGTTTTGTTCGTGCGACGAATACGACGATTATGCAACGGGAAAAGACTGTTCTTCGACATCAGAATATTATCGTTGGGTCACTGGAAGATACCGAACAGTAAATCAGATAAAGCGCCTTGGAATGTGCGAGGCAACGCCCGCTTTCGCAAGAGTCCTGAATACGTTCTCAATGAACACTGGAGAAATTCTGGTCGTTACTTATCGGTTGAATGTCATCGTCAATACGGGCCTCGGATTTTCTTATCTTCCCTATTCTCGTCCCGATGGTAATCCTAATTGGAATGAAAGTATTCGCCTTTACCACTCTATTACTAATCCCGGCGTAATGTTGATTAACGATGGAACTTACCCGTATCCAAAAGCGCCCAACGACAATCTTCGATTACAGCATTTTGATTATTCGTTTGGTAATTCATATCATCCCTATACGTTTGATTATGAATACGGAGAATCTTTCGTCCCTCCTTGGGGCGCTCCGCTCGAACCATCGAATTTCTTTCTAACAAACGACTCTCAAAACCAGAACGTGGAAGTTTATCTATCCGAGGACAATCTTCAATTTTTGGTCAGTCCAACCGGAGGCAATTTTTCTGATACTGGGCATTATGCGCCTTGGAATATTTGGCAGGAAGGATACATGGATATTGTCTTCTCCGAAGGAGACATTCTATCAAGCGGAAGTAGCTCATACAGATACATCTATCCAAATCCATCTTCTGGCCATTTTTTGACTGACATAACCTACTGGGAAGACTTGGGTTATTTGAAGGAAATTCAAGTTTCCAGCAGCGGCGTAATGCCGTTCCGTAATCACAATAACGAGTCAATTGAGGACTCTTTGTATTGGTCTAAACACCCAAACTATTTCAACATCAGAAAAAATCAGGGATTCGGGCCGGACGTTAATGATGTCACTTCAACGACCGCCATGAATTCTAGGATATACAAAGCCAACAAATCTTCCGTTACCAATCTACTCCTTTATGTAAGCACCTCGGCTAGAAGCGGTGCTGTTGGATACTCCCACGAGTTCACCAATTATCAAGGAGGAACCAGCTTGAAATGCCGAAGCTTCGTAGCTGGATATAAGGACATCGCTTACGGGGTTTCCGCATTCGGTGGAGATAAGGATAATTTGATTCCATTTTTTGATTCGGTTTTATCAGGGATTTCAAATGCATCTCCGCCCGTTTTCATACCGGGAATCCAAACGGGTGAAACCATAGTAAATAGCTCTACTGGGGCAATTATTACCGGGCATGGTAATGCTGACTACAACGACCTATTTGCACAACAATACCCAATTTTCAATACTCGCATATCTTGGTCTGTTCCTTGTCCTTATGGCGTTGTTGGATGTTAAAGTTCATTTTTTGTGTGTAATTAACAGGGACTATGCTGGCAAGAGATTTACCGTATCGCCAAATTTTTGCATCAGTGATTCGCCCCGTCGTTTCTGAAGAAAAGGACAGGCTTCTTGCTATTGCATCCATGCAGGAGCTATCAACCTTCGTTCCAAACATTGATTTGGAGAAGAATATTGACCTCCTGCCTATTGCTTTTGATGCTTGTGTTGTTAATCGCGGCAATAAAAATGGGGATTTAATTGATACAGATACCGCATTGGCGACCTACAAGACCTTCATCCACAAATTCATTGATACAGAACATGATAGGAAGAGGGTTATTGGTGTAGTTTTGACGGCGGGCCTTTCGGAGTTTGGCACAAACAGGCCGCTGCGTGAAGAGGAAGTCCGTGGCAGAGACATACCATTCAATATCACTCTCGGGGGAGTTCTTTGGAAGGCTGTTAATGAAGATTTGTGTGATTTGGTTGAAGAGGCAGCCGACCCCACCTCAGAGAAATACATGAAGGTATCTGCGAGTTGGGAACTGGGATTTTCTGATTATCGCATTGTTGAAACTGAGCAGGGCAACAGAAACCTCGGTGATGCAATTGTCATTGATAACCCAGAATTCAAAGAGGGAATCAAGAAGTATTTGAAGTGTTTCGGTGGTTCGGGAGTAAGAGATGGAAAGTCTTACTATCGGATGCCTAGCGAAAATGTAGTAGCAATGGGCATTGGTTTAACTGAAAAACCAGCCGCAGAAGTATGCGGAGTAGCAGTAAAGCTTGTAGAAGAAGTAGCTGTTCCCGCAGAGCCAGCAATCGCAGAGCAGAAAGAGTCAACAGCAGAAGACAAAAAAATAGAATTAAATCAAGAATCTATTTCACAAAGCCCCCAAAATATTGTAAATGAAGAAAGAAGACTTATGAAAATTACGTCAATTGCCGACATCACCGATGAAAACTTGAAGCAATGCACTGCTTCCGTTATCACAAGCTTCATTCAGGAAGAATTGAAGAAAGCCAGCGATGTCTATACTTCGGAAAAGGCGCAGCAAGCATCTGCTGCACAAAAGCTTCAGGAAAGTGCTGATGTTCTCGCCTCCAAGGTGACAGAAATGCAGGCTTCTCTTGATACTCTGTTGAAGGAAAAGGAAGCCCGCGCCAAGGTTGACGCTTTCAACGCCCGAATGGGTGAAGTCATGGCTTCTTACGAATTCCCCGAAGACGTTGCTAAGGTCGTCGTCGAAGATTTGCGCGCCATCGCTTCCGAAGAAGCTTTTGCCGCTTGGAAGACAAAGGCCGCCACAATCTTCAAGGGCTACTCAAAGGAAGCTCTAGCTGCCGAAGCCGCTGCGAAGGCAAAGTGCAAGGCTGAACAAGAAGAAGCCGAAGCCAAGAAGGCCCCGCCCTTTGAAAAGAAGGACGAAAAGAAGGACGGCGAAAAGAAAGACGGCGAAAAGGAAGAGAAGGAAGAAAAGAAAGACTGCAAGGCTTCCACTGAGGCCGTAGCATCTGCCGTTGAAACCGCCTTGGACAATGCCGAGAAGAAGGACGCGGGATTGCCAAATTCGTCCAGCGCAAGCGCGCCGGGACTCAAGGAAAGATTTGCGACGGCGTTCGCAGAAGAAAATTTCGTTATTAGGAAATAACAACTAGGAGAACTAAATTATGCCACAACTAAGACCAATGAGAGACTACAACGAGAAGGATGTGCTGAACATCTATACCTTCTCGGGCGCTCGCCAGATGACCGACATTATTAACAAGGGAACCCTTGTGAAAGTCGTCGGTGAAGGTTGGAGAAACGATGTCGAACCAATCGAAATGCTGGGAAGCTACGGTGATTTCTCTGTTTGGAACGTTCAAGCCCAACGTTACGGCACAGTCGCGAAAGTCGGCCTGTGCGGAACGGGTGCTACTGAATATCCACTCGGAATTACACTGTTCGACATTCGTGAACTTGACGAGAACGCTATTCCGCTCAAGTATAATCCTCGCAAGGCGGCTGAATTGGAAGCTTGCATCTCGGGTCAGACGGTTCCTATCGTTACTCGTGGTATCTTCCTCTACAGTGGTCTTACTGGAACCATTACTCCCGGCGCACCTATTTACGCTGGCGTAAGCGGAACAATTACTGCGACTCAGCAAGGCAGCGGTAAGGTCGTTGGTATCGCCCTTGGCGTCACTGGCGCAGACGGCAGCGCGCTGATTAAGCTGGCCCTGTAATTTTTAGAAAACACATAAGGAGAAAAAAGATTTATGCAAATTCAACTCAAGAATACGCCAGAGCAAATCGAGCTAATCAAGGCTATGGGTTCCAAGAACTCCGCCGTGGCTCGCGAAGCTACTGAAGCAATCGCCGCGTTCCTCGCTCCAGTCATCAAGAAGGTTCTGATGACGGCAGGCACGGTTTCCACGATTTATCGTGATGTGGAGTTCGATGAGGATTCCGACCCGTCCATCCCGCTAGACTTGTTCTACAATGAAGGCGCTGGATATGTGACGGTTTGGAGCCAGTCACAAGCTGGTGGTCTTCCTACCTCACAGGTCGAAGGCATGAAGGAAGTCAAGTTCGGAACATACCGCCTCGACTCCGCCGTGTCCTTCAACAAGAAGTATGCTCGCAAGAGCCGCTTGGATGTCGTTTCCAAGTCCATCGAGCGTATGGTTAACGAAGTTCTCGTTAAGCAGGAACGCAATGGTTGGGCGGTTGTGCTGAAGGCTTTGGCCGAAGCTTACACCCCAATCTTGGCTGGAACCTCTACCCCTACCGCCACCTACGGCCACACCGTTGCGGCGACGACTGGTGGAAACTTCTTGCTCCAAGACTTGAACAACCTGATTGTTCGCATCAAGAGAATCAACGAGTCATACAGCGGTAACACCCCTGTTCAGCCCTACTCTCACGGCATCACAGACCTGTATGTGTCGCCTGAAATCAAGGCTCAGATTCGCGCATTCGCCTATCAGCCGATTCGCACCGATGCAGCCGCAACGCTGTCTCGTGGTGACCAGTTCCTCTCGGACACTCTCCGCGATGAAATCTGGCGCAATGCTGGTATGCAGAGCATCTATGGCGTCAACATCAACGAATTGATTGAATTCGGAACCAACCAGAAGTATAACGTGTTGTTCAACCAGTTCGCACTGGCAGGCAATAACGCCGCTTCTCAGGTTCAGGGAGCTAACAGTTCGGCCAACTGGACGAACCAAGCCACGCAGCAAATCTGCGTCGGCGTGGACAACACCCGTGGCGCGTTTGTTCGCCCTGTCGCCGTGCAGGCCGAATCTGGCGGAACCTTCTCGGTTCTCCCTGACGGTCAGTTCGATATGTATGGTTCCCGCGTTCAGAAGGTCGGCTTCTACGGGTTCCTCGAAGAAGGACGCGTCTGCTTGGACGCCCGTTCCATCGTCGGTATCGTTATCTAAGATAACCCCAATTCAGAACGGAGGGCTTCGGCCCTCCGTTTTTTTTTGATTTTATGGGTTTTGCACTATAATAGGATAAGACATTATGCCACGCACCAAAAAAACAAAGTTGGAAAATCTGAAACAAGTTCACGCCAAGGTTGATTCCAAGGAGCTAACATCCCTTGACCAAGTTTGGGGATTTAATGAATTGTCGCGCTATGGGACAATTGACGAGGGGGAATACTCTGTCCGTCTTCGTGATATGACCCGTTCTGATTTGGAAAATCATGCTCGTTCGGTTGGATGCATGGTTCTGGAGAGTTCTGAAAGAATGCGCGAGGCTCTATTGAAGCAGTTCCGCGCTTATGTTTTATCCCTCCAAAAACCCGCGTCTCCAACAGTCAAGTCCAATCCCCTTTCTCGACAAGTTCAGCAAATTCTTAACGAGGGAAGATAATCACTTCCCTCCTCGTCTTTCCTGAGTGTAATATCAATCATGCCAGACTCTACAATCAGGTTAAAACAAATCAGCCAGTCGGAAATTTCTGGTTACTGTTCCCAAGTCACTTCTGGAATTCTTGCGAATGTAAATACGGTTGTAGCGCCGACAGGCAAGCTAACCGGGGCCTTCTATCCCCTGAACTCCAATCCCCAGAACTATGCGAAGTCTGGAGATTTTTCTACCCAGACAGATATTGATGGTTCCATCGCGCAAAACAACGCATACATCAATTCTACCTATTATCCACGAACTAACCCGAGCGGATACGTAAGCACTACTAGCAACATAGTCCTTCTTACTGGAAATCAAACTGTTAGCGGTGTCAAAAGTTTTGTGAACGGCATCAGCGGCACGCTTACTTCTCAAACTATTACAATGGGCTATCCCAATATAGGATATGCGATGGTTTTGATAAAATCTGATGGGGTTCAACCAGCGTTTTCAGTGCAGCAGGGTAATTCATACCCTCTTTTTTTCATCAATACCGCTCCCTATTACAACATTGGTATCAAAACAGAATCTCCCAATTACACCCTTGATGTTAATGGTTCTGGAAATTTCTCGCAAAGTCTTCGGGTGGGTGAAAATCTTTCGGTGGGTTCGTCTAGTTCTAGCGGCTCTTTCACATTAGGCATCAGAACACTTTACGTCTATACCGGAGCATCTAGCGGTGTAGCAACCATGCCGAGCATTGCGTCTTCAATTGATAGGATGTATCTCATCAAAAACAGGGGCAATACCCTGACGCTTTCGGGCGCTGGTTCAGACTTCCTGTTTTACAACTCGGGAACGAAGACCTTCCCACTGTATTCTGGGGACGCTTACATTCTTTGTAATGATGGTAGCTTTTGGAATATAATGTAATATGAAAAAACTCAAGACAATACTCTGTTTGGTCGCTATTTGGGCCACGATTCTTTCTGCATTTGGCGCGCAGAATCTAATGAACTTCGATTATGGGAAAGTCAAAAGCGATGGTTCTGCTAATGTTTCGTTGTTTGGGGGAGGAACCTTGTCTTTGTTTGATGCATCTAACCAGAAGGGTATTTATCTTAATGGCCCTTCTGCTACTGCGACCATCGGCGCGAATAACAAAGATGGTATATTGGAGGTAAAGGGCGCAGATGGTTCTAACTTTTTGGATGTCCGTAGAAACGGTGGTAATACTAGCGTTGATATTACTATGGGCGGGGCGCTTGGTAACGGAAAACTATTTTTACAGAATTATGGTAGTGGAAGTCCCTACAACATAATAACCTTGGACGGAGAAACGGGAGGGATAAGCGGGAATAGCCTTGGATTAGCTAGTGGAATAACGTCAGGAGGAGCCGGGGCAGATGGCTGGCTGACTGTTTACAATTCTGCTGACGGGGTAGTGTTTTCTGCCTCGGCGTCGTCTGGGCAAGCAGTTGTCGGTGATATTGGTAACATTGAGTCTTCTTCTTATTTTTCGCCCGAGTCGGCGCGATTAGTGGTTTCGGCCTATAGCACCCCCGGAATATATTCCGAATCAGACGCTGGCATTGCAGTTTGGGGACTTTCAAAAGAGGGTATGGCAGCTAAATTTTCGCAGAGGAATTGGGCGTTGGGAGCTGGAGCCGGACTTCCTCCCACAGTTAGGATTTTTTCTGGAAATGGTGAAGATTCCGATGCAACTTCTCCAATGCTTCATATTCAGAATGCTGGAGGTTCATACAGAGACTTTATCAATTGTGGAGGTAGCGGCGGCGCGTTTCGAGTTACGCCCGAAGGAGCAGTCGTTCTCCCGAATATGTCGAGGTTAATGAGAGATAACATCGCATCTCCTGCTATGGGTATGATGATTTACCAGACGGATGACACGCCGGGATTGCGCGTGTATAACGGAGCAAATTGGGTTAAATTTACACAAACAATTGACCCATAAATATCAAATATCACTAGAAACAACAAACAATAACATGAAAATTACCACTATCATTATCGGAATTCTCCTCGCGGGAATCTTATTCTCAAATGCGGATAATTGGTCAATCAGCCATCCATCGGTTGTTGCTCTCCAGTCAGCCGACCCGAGCGATATTACAATGGCAGAATCTACTTATAGTAATGCTGTTGTTGCCTTCAACCTCGTTGGAATACCGCCCGCCCGAAAAAATCAAGTCTCACATGTTGGTATGCAGGCGTTTGACACGCTTTCCTTTGGGAAAATAAAGCCCAATATTCCAGCCGCGCAAAGAATCATTAACGCGACCAACATATTGAATGAATTGGCCACAAATCAATTTGCTCTTCATATTCCGGCTGATGGAATAAACTCATCAAACCGCGTTTGGTTTAACGTTGTCCGGGCCTATCTCGGTTTGGGAGACACGAATGCCGCAAATCTGGCTGCCTCCAATATTCAAGTAGGAGCCGGTATTGGCGCTGGCCCGAAAGTAAGGGCGTTGATTTATCTGGGCTACAAGGCGCAAGCTTTGAATCTTGCAGAAGCAGCCACGAATCAAAATTCAGCGCAGCGTTTCATAACAGTCAACAATATCCTAGAAGGAACTGGTTTTAGCGAGTCCATCTTCAACAACACCAATCTATGGGAGAATTATGTGACTAATCTGAATGGTAGGGCACGCATCCGCGATTTGGTTGTCGGTTGTCTTACGGATAATTTCCCTTCTGCAAAATCGGAGCGTGAATCCGCGAAACTACAACTCATGTGGCTGCGCGTAAATGCAGGCAATGACACCAATAAAGTCACCCAATTGAGAAAATTCCTCAGAAAAATCGCGGGCGATGCTTCTCCAGCTACCCAACATGAAGCTAGGTCAATTGGATGGCTTCGCGGGTTCCATCGCTCGCTTTCTGCGACCATGCCAGACCCCAAAGAGCCTTCTACTCCAATAGGCCCCACTCCAACCACTAACAGCGTTGGTAGAATCCTAGAGGGGGAAGATGTCCTATTTGGGCTAAGAAAGCCCGATATGCACTCATCTTGGGGATACATCTACAAGAATTACGGCTTTACAAAAGAGCAGGCCGAAAGGTGGAAAACCAATTATCTTCGTAAGTAATCAAAATGAACATTACATTAACCATACCTGATGATGTTGCCCAAGAAATCATTGATGGCATTTGCGCGGCTTCAAACTACCAAGTGAGTTCTGGTTTGACAAAGGCTCAATGGGCCAAAAACAGAATTGCTGCATTGATAAAAAGCCAAGCTATTTACGGCCAGCAGAAGATTCAGGCGGAGACGCAGCAAACCGCAATTCAAGCCTCTAATATTAGCCTGACCTAATCAGCTAAAAACGCTCCATCAGACGCTTTTGCCGTGTAATAATAAGCATGGCAAACGTCTATGATTTATCAATCGAGCAAGGCTCCAGCTTCAACCTGAATCTGGTTGCCAAAGATTCGTCTGGAACCCCCCTTAATCTTTCAGGATACGCCGCTACGGGCGCAATCAGATACGGTTTCGGTTCTACCGGGGTTCTTTTGAACCTAACTTCTTCAATTGACCCCAGTTACGTCAGTGGGATTATCAACGTTTCTCTAACGCCAGAACAAACATCATCTTTGCCTGTTACGAAAGCGGTTTATGACATAGAGGTTTATGCCAGCAACGGCTACACTTTCAAAGCCGTGCGTGGATACGCAGAGATTTTACCGGAAGTGACACGATGATATGCCAGATGTTGAATTCACAGTTCAAACGACTCCAATTACCTTGGTTGTTAATTCTGACCCAACGGTAAACGTCACTCCGTCTTCTGATTCTCCAATTAACCTTTCCGTTGATACAAATCCAGATGTCCTTGTTAGCGTCGGGACGGCTGGAATACAGGGGCCGCAAGGCACTCCGGGTTCTGGAAGCGTCTCCGGGGATTTCTATCCCGCCTCGAATCCAAGTGGATTCATTACTGGTATTCCAAACGTCGTTTACACCACTGGAGAGCAGACAATTAGTGGGAGAAAGACGTTTGCTGATGAAATCTACACAATGGGTTCTGTCATCATTGATGGAACGGGATTTCTTGAATTTGCTGCTGGAGCGCCAGCTTGGAAAGAGGGACGGGTATTCTACGATTCCGGTAGTCACGCGCTATCTTATTACAACAATAATTCAAACGTAACGGTTAATATCGGACAAGAGCAAATGTTGGGTGCCGTCAATGGCGAAGCTGATACAATGCTCAATGGTTCTATCGTTTACATTTCTGGAGCGAGAGGAAACACCCCAACAATGTATCGAGCTTCAAATACCTCTTCCTCTCAATCTCATAAAGTTGTAGGAATGGTTACTTGTGATACACCCACAAATCAAATGGGATATATCACTACCTTTGGTATTGTTCACGGGTTAAATACAAACGCCTTTGATGAAGGGACGGTGTTTTATCTGGGAACGGGTGGACAACCAACGACAATCCAGCCCGCTCCTCCAAACCATGTCGTGGACATGGGTTGGGTTTTAAGGCAGCATCAGAATCATGGCGAAGTATTCATAAACATTCACAAATGGTTAGACTTAGGAGAACTTTGCGACATATCAATAAGTGGAATTCAAAGTGGTCAGACTCTGATTTATGATTCTTCTAAAATGGTTTGGTCGAATCAAAATACTGTCTTACCTTCCCAGACAGGAGAGTTTCTCACTTACCCACGTTTAGTCGGCGTGGGCGGAATTCAAATAACTCAATCTGGAAACAGTGTCGTTTTCAGCGGGAGTTCAAGCGGTGGAGCGATTTCAAGTGGGGCTAGTGAAGCGTGGGTTGACGCAAATTACTATCCCAGAACTAATCCGTCTGGATTTGAGCCAGCGCATTTTGGTGTGAATTTCTCAATTGCTCGCAGTGGAGACTACATTACGGGAATCCAATATGCGGATTCCTCGATGACGAAGCTGTATTACAATTCAAGCGACCAAATCACCGGAATCCACTATGGAACATACAAAAAGTTGATTTTGTATGGTGGAGATTTGATTACGGGAGTAGAATATCTATAAGGATAGAAAATGGCGACCTTTACAATTACAACGGCCCAAAACATTGACGAGCTTACCAGCAAAACTGGTGGCGACCTTTACAATGTCAATGGTGGAACTTTGACGATTGACCAAGATAGTCGTGTCGGGCAAAACCAATCAACATCTTCAACTCTTGGTAACATTACTCTTTCTGCTTCTCTTGGCGGTATCGTTAATATCCGAGGGACAGACATTTGGCTCATTCCTTATTCTGGCGGGACGGGAAACGTGCCAGCTTGGAATACTGTAATCACTCAATCTGGGCAAACTGGAACTGGAAAGCTTATTGCCGTCCATTCTTCTCTTACAGCCGCATCTACGGCCACCGGGGCCGCTATGCCAGCTACGGGATTTATTCGTATCAAGCAGAAATCTGGGACTTTTGCTGCTGGAGCATTAACGGGTATTGGAGCAACTGCCGATAACGCTGGTAGAATTGGTTGGATTGAAATTGTTGGTGACGAAGCATCTACCGTCAATGCTAATCGCTTGGGCACATTCAATATCATTGGGGATTGGTATGAAGTTGGAACTACCAACGGCTCGGCAGGACAGACAATGCAAATTCCAAACAATGGCTTGCAGAGATACGCCGCAGGAGTTTTCATTGAAACAAGCGTGGGTAGCAATAACTATGAATTCTATCCCAATGGAGGCACCACGACCACCACTGGTTCAACGGTAGCCACTGGTAATGAAGCCGCTAGAGGCAAAGTCGTTTGGATAAACAACGCTGGGTTAGTTACAATCGGCAACTCTGGCGGAACAGGATTGAATGGATATGTCCCAGTTTCAGGGCTGAAAGTCGTTATTGGAAACATCTTTCTTGAAAATGATACAACGGCAGCCAGAACTGCAAACGCGATACCAAACGCGACCCTCGCTACAAGATACGATTTTACTTGCACGGGCGGTGGCGTTATCAACATTGACAAATGCAATATGGCTTGGTATTTGTCGTGTTCACAGGCTTATTCGGTTCAGGTGACAAATTCTGGATTCGTTGATGCAGTTTTGCTTGCGGAAATTGCCACGCCGATGACTTGGAGCAAGGTTGGCGTCGGCAATAAACCAACAACTGCTTTGGTGGCTGCG